AACAAATCATCTCAGTTAGTGGCCCGTCAATGTGCGAGCACATATGGCGATAGAGCTGCAACTCGCAATCTCGCATCAACTCAGGTGTAAAATGTGACTCAAACGCCTTGTAGTCAGTGGAAAAATATTTACGACCAGCACCACGTAATCCAATTATGTGGTGCCGCCGTTCTGACACGGGCACATGCTTAATATAGTGATGATCCTCATAAATTGCGCGCTCTATGCTCTTAAAGAAAGGACCGGCGCAGACCTTGAAATAATCGCTGCGTGAGTTTATCCAACGTGGGTTATTAAACTTGCCATAAGCTTCCAACTTAATGAAAGATTTGACAGTTCTCCTGTGCTTGCGCATCAAACCCGAGGGGCTCTCAATTTTATCCCAGATGCGTGTAAGCTGCTCCTTCCTGGCCATGTTGTAACTTGTGGAGTCTAGCCAATCCTTAAATGTTATCATACTACTTAACGGGGTTACATACCGAGCCAAATAGTCTGCAACAAAGCGCTTAAACTCCAACCTCAACGAAGCCTTGGGCTTTGGTAACTCACGCCCAAGCCGCTGTTTTAGGCCCTGAACCTGGTTAGTTATGTCGTTCGGATCCGGGCAAATGGGGACAAAGCACTGGGGACCGAATGGCAATTTCTCTGCAATGATGCGGCGTGGTACTTCCTCAACACATTGCACCTTGACCTGTATGGATGTCGAAACAGGTTGTAGCGGGGGCATCCATAACGAAACTTCCTTAATGCGATATCCACAGGCTCTCACAACCACGCCAGACCCGCCCCGGGGTCTACCTCCCCCTGCAAGGAGGCAGCGCCAAAACCCGAATGCTCATAGTAGCCCAAACAGTAAGCTCGCACGGTATGGTCGACCAACTCTGTGTAACCTCTCGAGTCAACATTAATGTTGCAAACACGTCTTATTGTACGACGTGCCTCCAACTCGGTTATAGCGGGCGGACCGTGTTCTATATATAGGCATGATGCAAAGTAGGGTACAACCATCATCCTATTAATCCGAGGTGACGTGGCTACAACAAAAATAACATAGTAGAGACAATAAAGAAGATACTGTGTGTCCAGATCCAGTCCTCTAAGTATCGAAACTAAGTTAGCAGCATGGTACCGTGCATACGCTATAGGTCTTGGGATGCTTTCAACCTCTATCGGGTGGTAATTGACCAGGTAGTGTGGTGCATGAGCCACTTCATATCCAGCTCCGTATAGGGCAGTACTCAGATAATATGACCACTTGCCAACTGTGCTGCCAGAGATTAAGTCACCAACTATACCAATAAACCCCAACCTTGTGGTATTCTTGAATCTGTCGTGGAGTATGTTATTTAGTGTGGGCAACTTTGAGGCCCAACGCACAAACCAACTTTGGTTCACTAAATACTTATTAAACTCCACACTGTCTAAGTATCTATCGTAGTAATCTTCAAATGTGGTATACAACGCGCCATTTTGATAACATGGCGTGAACTTGTCGGGTATAGCACTTGTGCGTTCATCACATCGTATGTACACTGTTTCTATGAGATGATCGTACGGTTCTAGTTGATAGAACTTGAGAGCACAGTGTGCAAAAATGGGTAATGACAACATAAACACTATATAGCACCACGACAACCTGTATGACGCTACTTCTTGTACTACGACGGAACGCATATTTATAGTAGCGTTCCTCACGGTTGCAGGTCTCTCATCAGAGAGTGAGGCCTGGAACACCCTAATCCTTGAAAACGTTAAGCCAGCTTTGGAGAACATCCGGATGTGACGACCATCCTCTGCCCTCTCGGTGGAGCGCTCACGCGGCAAGTCATCACCTGGCGGAATTGGAGCTGGCGGTGGTCCAGGTGCAACCTGATGATAGAGTGTATTCAATGCACGCCAACCAGCCGAACCCAACGACCTGGAAGCCTTCACAATTACACTGCGCAATCCTTTGAGGGATAAGTAAAGAACAGCCACTGATGCCCAAAATATCGCATATGTCCATGAAACGCCTGGCGCAACCACTGGTGCAATTGGCAAAGGGCCAATCGGCAACGGGCCAGGAACAGGTGGGAGGACACCACCGGCACCTGGTGGCACTACTGGTGCTGGTGCTGGCATGGGAGGCACTATCAGCGGCACTGCCGGTACAGGTGGCATAACCAGTGGCACCTGTTGCACGGGTTGTTGAATAGGCTGCAAAACTGGTGGCAAAGAAGCCTGGACAGGTGGCGGAGCCAGTGGGACTGGCTGTGGGGCTGGACTGACAGGTTGCAAGGCTACCTGTACAACAGGCATAGCCTTAGGGACCACAGAAATGCTAACCTTATTCGGTGCTTTGGGCTTGTGGTTTTTACCGACGGGCAGCTCATTTGGTCTTCTGGACGCTGCCGCTTTGTCCTGTCGTTTCTGTTCTCTTTCACTTGGCTCAGCGATTTGAGGCGGAACTGGATTGTTAAGGTACGAAGGGGATTGAACTGGGTGGAAACCCCAGCTGCCCTTCACAGTTGTTAGGTTGGCGGGACAATTCTTACATATCACTCGGGCAACACCCTTTAGGTACATCTTCTCACCCTCCACCCAAATACCTGAATTGGGGCAATCCGTGTTTGGCCGCCTAACCGCCAATGCAGCTAAATTTCCGTTTATAGCATGCTGTAGCTTGTTGGCCCTGTCTCTCTCGACGCTTCTGACTAGCGTGCGCTGTTTTTGTGTTCTGCGCTCGTGGGCAACACGCAGTTTCTCGTCCCTTATAGGATCTTGTGGACCTGGATTCTTGAAATCCTGGCCTGAGCTGAGCAGTAGAGCTCTTGTCAACTGGTCCAGTTGCTTCTTGCTGACTCCTGTTGTGTCGGATGCAGCATAAATCGCAGGTGTAAGCGGTGGTACCTGCGGCAATTTCCCGGTCCTATTGAATTGCGCAACGGCTCTGTATAGGTCAAATGTATATGCCTGTGGCGCAGATTCTTTGGACTTAGGCTTCGGTCGTGCCCAGGGCATGACCGGCTTATGAGCTGACTGTCCAGCAAATTCATCATCCATGAACTTTGCCTTAGATTTGGACAATCCTTCCGTCCCTGATGCAACGCGGTTACGCCTGGCCACAGAGACCATCATATCCTTGCGTTCATCACCCTCCAGATCACTGAAGCTCCCCCCTCGAAATCCACGCAGGGCAAAGGAATTTAACTTCGATTGTTCCTGCTTTTGGCGGTCACGGTTGACTCCTGAGAGTCTGGCGGCGTGACGATTTTCTGATGCATGCTCTATTTCGAACTCGAGCTGCTCCCCTGCAACACCCTGATAATTCTTGCCACGACTTCCACGAGTGTGACGCCGATCAGGATTCGGCTCAAAAGTTACTTTGTAGGACGTAATGCTAGATCTTGGTGATGAGTGCATTAGTTCATCACCCAAATCCAAAGCAGGTCGCCTAACCGGCGTTATCCACTCCACAATTTGACGTACTCCAAAAACCGAGGTGAAAATGAGT